CTCGGGGCACCCATCTGGGTCTGAATCGACCCGCGCCCCCGCTGAGTCAGCGGGATCTGGAGAGACGCAATGCTTCCTATAACTGGTCCGATTTACGAAGTCACCACTCTTCCCTTCGGGGCGATCAGTAGGGATCGTTATCGACAGGCCATGCCTGTCGACCGGCCTCTACCGTATCGTTACTCGTGGACGTATGGTGTTGACGTAGGCTGGGACTACACGGGATACTCTGCTACGGTGAAGAACAACTCGTTTGCTCTCTCATCGTATCCGGGTGTCACGCGTAAAACCGATGCAGCGAGGAATCTCTGCTATTCACGGTTGAAGTCCCAGCTTTCGGATCAAGCGGGGTGGGCCGAGAATTTCGCACAGTATAACAAGACCCGCCAGGGTCTTGTTGATCGCTGTGTTCAGCTCGGTCATTTCGCTGGTGCTCTTCGTCAACGTCGCTTCGGCGATGCTGCGAGGATCCTGCGAACCCCTCTTCCCTCGGGAGTTAGTCACCGGAAGGCACTTTCACAGAACTTCTTGGAGTACGAGTATGGGATTAAACCCCTCATCTCGGATATCCAGTCGTCTTGGAAGATACTGACTAGTGACCCGGACCCTGTCCGGATCGAAGCATCGGCACGTGAAGGATTCTCCGAACTCACAGTCGTCAACAACATTAACCCGAGCTCTGGTGCGTCAAGCACTGAGACCGTGTATGGTGTTGTGGTTGTGAAGATGGGATGTCACGTCAGGATTGATAACCCTGACCTCTTCCTGGCAAGCCAGCTCGGCATCATTGATGTCGCGCTGCCATGGAAGTTGGTGCCTTTCTCGTTCGTTGTTGACTGGTTTGTCAATGTCGAACAATGCATCAGTTCTCTAACGGACTGGCTGGGGACCGAAATCTCATCCCCGTGGACACTCACGTTTCATAGAGGTGGACTCCGTAAAACGAGCTACAACTATTGGAATAGTGGCGAATCCTGGTCCCGCACCTCGCGGGATCAGAATAGTGTCGAATTGTTGCGTCAGACCGTCATCTCTGGTCCGACTCTCCAAGTGAGACCGTTCAAGGGCTTCTCTCTCGAACGCGGCGCACAAGCGATCGCTCTCGTGTTGAGTGTTCTTGGTAAGTAAAACTCCTTTTGCTAAGGCAGAGGTAACCACTATGCCCACGATGGCATCCCTCGTCGTCAAGAAAGCCGACGAAACGACCAACATCACTTACGACGCGAAGTCCCCTTCGGGGGGCGACGGCCGTGACGCGATGTGGCGTCAAGACACTGGTGCGGCTGCCGGCCTCCCGGTCGGCATGCGTGCGTCGCTGAAGCTCCGGTCCGTGAATAACGGCCCGGGCTCGGCGCGCAAGCTCATCGGTCTCTTCAAGTACCCGTACGCCGTGCAGGACACGACGACCACGAAGTACTCGGTGACCGATACCGTCGAGATCGAGGTTCGCTGCACGATGCCGACTGCCATCCCGGCGTCGGTCCTGAGTGAGGGCGCTCGGCAAGGCATGAACTGCTTCGCCGCAACGCTCATCAAGCAGGCTATCGAAGAGGGCTTCGCCCCCTAAGCAGCAACCTGCCCGTATCGGGCAATCGATCTACAGGTGTCTAGATGTCTTTTTCCTTGGTCGAAGAGACAGCGTTCCAGTATTGGGCGCAACTCGACTGTCCCACAAGCCTCAAGCTTTTCCTCCTCGGGAAAGCCGGCCAGTGGGCGGAGGTTCTCACCGCAAAGGTGGAGCCTGTTCACTTCCTCGACACTACGGATGACTTTGCGCGCGCAAATGCATCAGTCTGTTTTCTTAAGAAGAATCCCCACATCGGGGGCTTTTCTGACAGTGACAGATTGAGCGCGTGCATGGCGTCCTGGCGTGCCGGGGAGGCGTCGTGCTACCACGCCAACGAGCGTCTTTCCGAATATTGCATGCATCCTCTCCAGGATAGCGTGCCTGCGGAATTCCTCCGCAGGGCTCGGAAGATCCTACTTCGTTGGCTTGGACCGTGTCCTAGTGACGATAGTGATAATGTGGGGTACGTGGACGGGCGCCTAGTCGGCGTTCCATCCGCTATCAGACCTCCTTTGTCGCTAAATCAGCTTGCTGGACATGGACCCGGTACGACCTTCTCGAGTCCAGTGCGTAACCCAACCGCTGCTGACAAATATGACGATCGTCTGACGTTGACAAGTGGGGCAGTGTTCTATCTCACGAACATTGTTAGCTCTCTCTGGGGAAAGTGCTTGCTCGAAAGAGCGACACGCCTTGGAGTGACTCCACTTGAGACGATCGATGTGGTCCGAGGAAATCGCTTCGCGGCGGTTCCAAAGACGGCGCGCACCCATCGGGGAATCGCGATCGAGCCCACGCTGAATGTGTATTATCAGCTGGCTATCGGTCGCGCTATCCGGCGGGCGCTCCGTCGTCGGGCCGGGTGGGACCTCACAACAGCGCAAGAGATCCATCGCAAGATGGCTAGTCAGGCGTCTCGTGATGGTTCATATGCCACCATCGATCTCTCCAATGCAAGCGACTCCCTATGCAAGAACCTGGTCCAGGTTCTTTTGCATGACACTCCCTGGTACGATCGTATGTGCGACCTTCGGGCCACACACACGCTCGTGGATGGGAAGTGGCATCGACTGGAGAAATTCAGCTCGATGGGGAACGGTTACACGTTCGAGCTCGAGACATGCGTGTTCGCATGTCTCATCGCGGCCTGCCTTCAGTTGAAGGGGCGGGCCGGGGTGCTCGGACACGACTTTTTCGTATACGGCGACGACTTAATTGTCCCGTCGGACACGGCAAAGTTGGTAATCGATACTCTGGCATGGGTTGGTTTCAAGGTCAACTCGGATAAATCTTTCACCGACGGCTCCTTCCGGGAGTCATGCGGTGGAGATTACCTCCGTGGAGAGCCTGTCAGGGCCTTCTACTTGAAACAGGACTTGTGCTATGGTACCCAAGCGATCTACTCGCTCTACAACGGGGCGAAAACCTGTCTGGAAATCTGTGGGGTTAGTTCTCCTTGGTTTCTTGATTGGGTCCGACGAAAGCTTCTTCCACCAAATCTTCGGGACATCGGGGGCCCAGATCGCCTCGGCGATTCTGTGCTCCACGGTGTACCACCGAAGCAGCGATGGGAGAAACAACGCGGGATCCGCTGGGTCAGAACCGTCCGGTGGTATAAACCGGTAACCCACAAGTGGGGGTACTGGAGTGCTACCGTCCGGATAGCTTGCCGTCTGACCGGCTATGGCGACACCTTTGGGATTAACTCCCGGGGGCACCGCCCGGCCGAGGAACTGGTTTGGGTTAGCAACTCTTAGCGAGTTGTACCAGTTCATCGTCTTCGCCTCCTAAGTTAGGAGGGAGGGTGTGGGCAACCACCCCCAAGGGAG